GAAAGACGAACTATTGATAATACTATGACAAAATTAAGAGGATTAGTAGAAGAACTAAAAGTTGGCTTGATACTAGTTTCACATCTAAAAAGACCAGATGGTAAAGACCATACTGATGGAGCAAGAGTAAGTCTTGGTCAACTAAGAGGTTCTAGTGGTATTGCACAACTAACAGATATTTGTATTGGTTGTGAAAGAAACTTATCTGATAATTCCCCTACAACAACTGTAAGAGTATTAAAGAATAGGTGGACTGGAGAGACTGGCATAGCTTGTAAGTTAGGTTATGACAAACATACTGCTCGTATGAGTGAGTTGACTATTACTGATGAAGATGCTATAGATGATATTACTTTTAATGAAAAGGATGAACTAAATGAAACTAGTATTTGACATAGAAACTGACGGACTTTTAGAGAATGTTACTAAGATACATTGTATTGTTGCCAGAGATGTCAGCGACAATGATAAAGAGTACATTTTTAAAGAGGACACTATTGGAGATGGTATAGAATTTCTACAGAAAGCAGAAGTTCTCATTGGTCATAATATTATATGTTTTGACTTACCAGTTATAAAAAAACTATATGATGTAGAACCAAAAGCAATAGTGTTTGATACCCTCGTACTGGGTAGATTATATTTTCCAGATAGAAAGAATAGAGATTTTAAATTATTTAGAAAAGGTAATTTACCACCACAACTTATAGGCTCACACAGTCTAAAAGCTTGGGGGTATAGAATAGGTGTAAACAAAGGAAAGTTTGCAGAAGAAAGTGACTTTTCTGTTTTTTCTGAAGATATGTTACAATATTGTCAACAAGATGTTTGGCTAAATACTTGTCTGTATAAAAAATTTGAGAATATAAAGTATTCTCAAGATGCAGTTAAGTTAGAGCATAGAATTCAAGAAATTTTGTTTGCCCAACAAGAACACGGCTTTCCTTTTAATGAAAAGGCAGCACAAAAACTATTCTCTAAATTAAATGACGAAAGGTGTCGCATTGCGACAGACTTAAAAAAAGATGTAGAGGATTGGGTACACGAGGAAGAATTTGTACCAAAAGTTAATAGTAAAAAATTTGGATATGAAAAAGGTGTACCTACTATTAAGAGAACTGTTACTGAGTTCAATCCTAATAGTAGAGAACATATAGCCAGAATGCTACAAGAAAAGTATGAATGGAAACCAAAAATTTTTACAGAGACTGGGCTACCTAAAGTAGATGAAAAAGTTCTTAGTTCTTTGGATTATCCAGAGGCAAAAATACTAACTAAATATTTAACAATACAAAAAAGACTAGGACAACTTGCCGAGGGTAAACAAGCTTGGTTGAAACTAGTAAAGAAAGGAAAGATAAATGGATATGTTAACCCAATGGGAACATACACTTCGAGATGCACACACAAGAACCCAAATATGGCTCAAATACCTAGTGTCAAAGCTGCATATGGGGTGGATTGTCGTAGTTTGTTTTATGCTAATGATGACTACAGCCTTATGGGTTGTGATGCTAGTAGTTTGGAGTTGCGTTGCTTATCCCACTATATGGCTAACTGGGATAATGGTAGATATGGTAAGCAGGTTGTTAACGATGACATCCATACAATTAACCAGAATGCAGCAGGGTTACCAACTCGTGATAATGCCAAAACTTTCATCTATGCTCTCATTTATGGGGCAGGGAACGAGAAACTTGGTAAGATTATTGGTAAAGGTAGCCAAGAGGGTAGCAGGATAAAAGCAGAGTTCTTTAATAAGATACCTGCATTAAAAAACCTAACAGAATCTGTTCAAAAAACTGCAGAGAATGGGTATATTTATGGTATAGATAAAAGAAGAATACCAGTTATGCACCCACACGCAGCATTAAATACTCTTCTCCAAAGTTGTGGAGCAATTTTAACAAAACGATG